TACGATGAATCGAAAGGTAGCATCTGGACTATCTTAGGTTTAGATCAGCCTCCTCAAGGCCCACAGCCATTAGCAGATGACATGTTTGATTACAAAGATTCACCTGGTAACTATGACAAACTAGAACACTATGCTGGTCACCCAGACACCGATGCTAATCCTTGGCTGGATGCAGGTGTGTGGTTAGGTATGAACCCGGACTTTAAAGAGAATAGAGAATTCTACGATGCACCGCCAGATATTAAGCAATCACACGCTGCTATTGCAGCGGAGAACACCACAAACGTAAACGCACGAGAGTAATTCAATGACTAATTTTTTATCAGGACATTTAAGTGGAAAGAATACAGTAGGAAAGAAAGCATGGGAGTGGGGAAAGTCTCAAGGATACTCAGACACACAACTTAAAGTAGCTGTGCAGCAATTGATGAATACAGGCATTGGAATCAACAATGCGCCGGGACAGTTCTTCTCTAATGGTGGTCCTATGAGAGGTGTACCTGGAATGTATTCACCTAAGAATCCCATGGGTCAATTCCAAGGATCTGGAGGTGAGATGGGATTAAAGAGTTACATGTCAGCTAAGCTGGCTGGATACTCACCTCAACAAATTAAGGAAGGTGCAGCTGCTGGAGGTATGGTCTTACCAGTAAGGGCTACAGCACAATATAACATGGATATGCAGGCTGCAAACGAGCGTGACCAAATGCTAAACTACATGCAGTCCTTAACTGAAATGGCTAATAAACCTCAACCACAAGTAGGGAGAAGCTCTAGCTATGTAGTAGGTACAGGAGGCACAGCTGAACTGCAGGCTAATAAGCAGCATAAGAAGTCAAAAGAAAAATATAAAGGGTCGAAGAAGTGGAGCCGTGAAGCATTTAATGCGGTGAATGCATCAGCAGCTACTGGTGCAGGTGGAGGATCAGTAAACACATGATGAATAAATCAGATGACAGCTAAAACAAGATACGATGTACTATCAAGTACTAGATCTCAATACTTAAACACAGCAGATGAAGCTGCTAAACTAACCATACCTTACCTCATCGATCAAGTTGATGATAAGGTAGGATACAAAAAGACCAAGACACCTTGGCAGTCAGTTGGAGCTAAAGGTGTAGTAACTTTAAGTGCGAAGCTAATGATGAGTCTGTTACCACCACAGACTAGCTTCTTTAAACTACAAGTAGATGAATCACAGTTAGGTGCCTACGGACCAGAGGTTAAGTCTGAACTAGACTTAGCATTTGCTAAGGTTGAACGTACAATCCTTGAAGCCATTGCTGCATCTGATGACAGAGTTACTGTACACCAAGCAATGAAACACTTGGTTGTAGCAGGTAATGCTCTCATCTTCATGGGTAAGGATGGACTCAAACTATACCCACTTAGCCGTTACGTAATAGATAGAGATGGTAGTGGTAATGTTATAGAGATCGTAACAAAAGAAAGGATTAACAAAAAGACTATCGAAGAGTTAGTACCTAACATCAAGAAAGAGGATATGAATGGTGCTGATGATGATGATAATAAAGACTGTGATGTGTACACCCATGCTAAAGTAATTGGTAACAAAATTGTTTGGCATCAAGAAGTTTTCGATAAGATCATCCCTAAGTCACAAGGTAAAGCACCACTTAATATTACACCTTGGCTTCCCTTGAGATTCAATGTAGTTGATGGAGAGGATTATGGTAGAGGTCGAGTAGAGGAATTCATGGGGGATCTTAAGTCCCTTGAAGCACTCTCTCAGGCCCTTGTAGAAGGCTCTGCAGCAGCTGCTAAAGTAGTCTTTACTGTATCACCATCATCGAGTACTAAACCAGCCACTCTAGCGGCAGCTGGGAACGGTGCAATCATTCAGGGAAGACCTGATGACATCGGTGTGGTTCAAGTTGGCAAGGGAGCAGACTTCCAGACTGCTTATCAACAACTAGGCACGATAGAGAAGAGACTTAGTGAAGCATTCCTCATCCTAAGTGTAAGACAATCTGAGCGCACAACTGCCGAAGAGGTGCGTATGACACAGATGGAACTAGAGCAACAACTTGGTGGGCTATTCAGCCTTCTTACTGTTGAGTTCTTAGTACCTTACTTAGATCGTAAGCTCTCTGTTATGCAGAAGAATGGATCTATTCCACGTATCCCTAAAGATGTAGTTAAGCCTACTATCGTAGCAGGTATTAATGCATTAGGCCGCGGCCAAGACAGAGAAAGTCTTACTATGTTCATGCAGACTATTGCTAGTACAGTAGGACCAGAAGCCATGATGCAATTCATCAACCCTGATGAAGTCATCAAACGTCTAGCAGCTGCATCAGGTATCGACGTACTCAACCTAGTGAAGAGTATGCAAGAGATACAAGGACAGCAACAGCAACAAGCTGAGCAACAGATGGCAATGCAAGAACAACAGAATGCTCCTGCTATGGCAGCTGTAGATCAGAAGCAACAACAAGCTGAGATGCAGATGGCTATGCAAGCACAACAACAACAATCACCCTAATGAACTATGGCAGAAACATTAACAATTGACACCACACCAGACACTGAAGTAGTCGGTCAGCTTTCAGAAGCTGAACAGGATTCCTTAGAGGTTGGTGAGAAGCTAGCAGCTGAGGAAGCATCCTTACTTGCTGGTAAATTTAAAGATGCAGAAGAGTTAGAGAAAGCTTACATTGAATTACAAGGTAAGCTAGGAAAGGATGAAGGGGAGACTCCAGAAGCAGAAGCTACTGAAGATGAACCTGAAGACGAAGCACCTGAAGCTTCAGATATACTAGACCGTCTATGGGATCAAGCAAGGTCTGAAAGCATTCAGGAGGATACTGTTGCAGAACTATCTAAAATGGATCCACGAACTCTGGCTCAGCTGCATCTTGAGTATAGAGCTAACAACAATCAAGAATCTATCACAGATAAGCAAGTTACACAACTAAAAGATATTGCTGGTGGTGAAAAGAGTTATGATTCCATGATGGGTTGGGCTCAGAGTTCATTGAATAAAGAAGAGATAGATATGTATGATTCAGTTATGGAGAAGGGTGACCCTCTCTCTTGTTTCTTCGCAGTACAGGCTATGAAGTATCGTTATGATGATGAGTCAGGTACGGAGGGTAGAATGTTAACAGGTAAAGCTGCATCTAACAAAGGCAATCAATTCAAAAGCCAAGCACAAGTGATTGAAGCAATGAACGATCCTAGATATGACAATGATCCTGCCTTCCGAAAGGAAGTAGCAGATAAACTCGAACGTTCAGACGTACAATTCTAAACCAATGATTGGCCGTATACTACACCTAATTCTATTCACATTGCTAGGTGTACATTTATCTTTACTCGCTTATTAACATGCCTAAAGGAAAAGGAACTTACGGAACAAAGAAGGGGAGACCCCCTAAAAAGTGAAACGATTCACAGAGCCCTGGATAATTGCAATTATGTTGCTACTCGTAGCTGCATTTATCGAGGGCGTACATGTCACTAAACATGACTATTATGACAGCATCCGTTCATCAGAGTTATGCTCTGACGCATGACGTGTAAGCAGGGAACGGGGCTTACATCATAGAGAGAAAAACTATGACTGTCACTTATTGCTATCGTGGCATCAAGTACACGAAGACAAAGTAGCGTACAATTATACAACAAACTAAAATGAAATCATTTATTGCACTTGGAACACTGGCCACCATGGTTGCGACACCTGCAATGGCTGGCCCATATGTTAACACTGAAATCAACAGTGGCTGGTCTGGCACGGACTACTCAGGTAGTGCTACGGATCTACACGTAGGGTATGAAGGCACAGCTGGTGCTGTTAACTACTACCTACAAGGAGGTCCCCAACTTCAGTCATCTGATGGTGGAGATAACAACACTGAACTTTCTGGTAAAGTAGGTGGAAGCGTTGCTGCTTCTGAAAATGTATCTATCTATGCAGAGCTAGCCTTTGCTACAACTGATACTGATACTAATAACTATGGTACTAAAGCTGGCCTTAAATGGGCCTTCTAGATGGACCTTCTGTATATTGCAGTCTTAGTATTATTGCTAGGATTTGGTATGGAGATAACCTGGTCTATTAAAAATAGATAGGTAGGAGGGGGAGCACCTCGGAGTAGGACTCCCCTTTCATTGGCATCAGCCCCTACGGGGATACCTTTTGCCGTCTAGACGGTGGGATAGACCACAAACAAATTGATCAACAATTTCACGTGAGAAATATAAACAATACATTTATTTTAATTAACAATGTCAGTTAGTTCAGCTTTAACTACCGCCATCGGTA